TCTTGAGACGCTCGAGAACCTCGGCTGGGTGAGCGATCGGTGGCTCATCGGATTTGGTGTAAAACTTCGAGTTCTCATCACCGGGAGTGAAATGATTCGCACCGGCAGTCATCGCTGCCTTGCGCTCCTGGAACATACGAGCAGCCTGTGACTGGTTCTCCTTATATCCAGTCATGATCTCCTCGAGCTTCTCGTTGGTGTAATGCACATCCTCAATCTTCGTTGGGTCTGGGGGAATCAACAGCCACTTGTACATGTCAACAACGTAGATGTCGAAAGTGGGATCCTCCTTCTGAAGACGCTTGGCATGGCTGGCCGCCTCATCTCGAGTCGAAAAAGCACCACGAATTTTGATGCCAAATTTATCGTTTTTCTGGGGCGCCTCGGGACCAATAATAGAAAGGCAAGCGAAAATCTGTCCGGGTACGGTGGTGTAGTCAGTTTCAAGAGACATTATATCTACATGGGTACGCAAAACTTTAAGCCAATGCAAAACCTAAGTCTTTTAAAGGGGAATGAATAATAAGAACTATGGAAGAGATTCGAAAGAATCACAATGATGCTAAGAGAATGTTGATTCAAAGTGTAGCACATAAAGGACAACATATTCTAGATGTCGGATGTGGGTTCGGTGGTGATCTTCAGAAATGGCACAAGTGTGGGGTGAATATTAACATGTGTGATCCAGAGCCAAGTGCCCTTGAAGAGGCTCGATCACGGGCAAAAAATATGCACATGAGAGTGAATTTCTATGAGGGTGATATTCATAATTGTCCACATAGAAGATTTGATATTGTTTGTTTCAATTTTTCACTTCATTATATTTTTGCAACAAAAACATTGTTCATGAACTCTCTCAGAGAAATTAAAAAGCGCATGAAATCTGGTGGACATTTGATTGGCATCATACCTGATTCAGAAAAAATCATATTCAACACACCATTCGTCGATGAGATGGGAAACTTTTTCAAGATGAAAGAATATGGTAATGGTGGTTTCGGTGAAAAATTATTTGTACAGTTGACTGATACACCATATTACGCGGATGGACCAAAGTCAGAGCCTGTTGCGTACAAGGATCAGCTCGTGACACATTTAGAAGATATGGGGTTTGTGTTACAACTTTGGGAGGGTTTGAGAGGGAACCAAATCTCAGAATTGTATAGTAAATTTATCTTTGTCTATAACAGATGATAGCATTCCTTTTACTCCTCATCATAAATATATGGATACTTAGTCAGACTCGAGAGCCACAAAAATTGATTGAAGTCAGGGAAAAGTATCGTATCCTCAGGGAACACTTGGATGAGACGAACAACGAAAAGTTTCACATGCTCGTACAGTGCATTCCCATCACTGGGATTTTGCGAATGAATGGTGCAGTTGGTTATAACACGAATAAAGGAGGAGACATCGCTGTATGTCTAGACGGGGAGACTAATGAAATTTTCCATGTACTCATCCACGAATTAGCACATTGTACTGTCAAGGAATATGATCATTCCGAACAATTTTGGGACAACTACATAGAACTTCGAGATATTTGTGTGAAAATAGGTATTTATGAAAAGATTCCCAACAAGACGGAATTTTGTGGAGAACATGTTCAGGATAAATAATCTATGTAAATATCAAATGAAGACACCTGTGAGTGTTCTACTCATCGCGATAGCGTACTGGATGGTCATTTATGGTATGTCTATGGTGCCAAATCTTTCCAATAACTATACCGTGAACATCATTTGGATGACTCTCGTCATTCCAAACATGCTTCGTCTCATCGTTGGAAGCATTCCTCGCCTTGCTGTAGACCGCGTATTTTTCCTGGCGTCTACGGTGTTTGCCTTCGTTCTCACGTATTTGTTAAACATGGCATTCAGTGACACCAAAGAAGCCGTAGAGGATTCCGCTGCTTCCAATAGCAAGAAACTTAAGTTGAGTGCCTTGCTCGTGGGGACATTCACAGCGGGTGCCCTAATTACATATTATTTGGGTATCGATACATCTATCTATAGCAACATGGGTTGGGAAACACCAACCATTTAGGGCTTGACGATGTAATCCTTAGCGATGTAGAAAACAATAGCCGCGACCGCTCCAGTAGCGCCGAGACCAATCAAACTCCTACCCCCCTGTTCGTTAAGGAACTTGGGGATAGAGGTCGCAAGTCGGTCTTGGACGGGCTTGCTCACAGCGATGCCAGTACACGCCGCAACGAAAAGAGCGGTGAGTTGCTCATCGGTGAGGTTAAGGGGGTTCTTGTTCTCGGGCTTTGGGGGAGCCTGAGAAGTAGGATAGGCAGCCTGGGGCTGGGGGGCGGTCATTTGAGGCATCATACCCTGCATTCTGGGCTCATCGGTCATCATAGGGGGTTCCATCATAATGTCATTAATGGGAGTAGAATCCATCGTCGTCTCTTTACTTTGACTCACATTTTTTTCGTGTACAAAAGACGTGGATGGATTTTGATCTAAGGGAACCATTCCCTCACCATCATCAGATAAATTCATGGTATTCACTTGATCTGAAGCCATTTAATATAGTCGCATGTTTTTTGAACTCCATACTCAACGCGTCTTTGTGATCTTGAGGTTTGTTTTCTTCGTCGCCTTCTTAGCATCATCCTCCTTTTGCTGAAGATGTTTGGGATTGTACATCTTCTTGTGAAGTCTCCATAGATCCGGACTCCCGACCCTGAAGTTTTTCCTGACTGTCGCCTTGTACCAAAACACACAATCCTGTATCCTGTTAGACTTGACTGTATTGTCTAACACGAGACACTCGTAGTTTTCCGTACATGCATCCATCACCTTACAGAACATATCGAACGAGGGAAAAATTCCAAAGAATGATTTGTACAACTTTTCACGATTTTGAATAATGTTTTCCCTGAGGATAAACACATAATCCACATTAGCTCGAAGTGCTGGTGGCAAGTCCATCACATATTGCATTGTCAACATAAAGAAAATCTTCCAGTGCCTTCCGTTCATAAAACACTGGCGTATACACGTGTCTTTCAGGAACTTACTGTCATACATACAGTCATCGAGGAGCATGAACGCTCCACAATTTGTTTTTCCATCACCCACCAGTTTGCGCTGCCTAGCCATCACTCTGTCTATAGCATCTCTATCATAGTCACCGTAAATGAAGAGATCGGGAATGAAATCAGAGTAAAAATGATTTCCTTCTTCAGTACCACTAAGAACAATCCCAGCTGGGAGGTGTTTCTTGTGGTACATGATGTCCTTCACGAGGGTTGATTTACCCGTGTTTCGCTTACCGATAAATACAATGACCTTATCATCCGCAATTGATTCAGGCTTGAATTTCCTCAACTGAAGATTCATTCTATTGTAGTGTCTCGTTTTATTTACCAAAATTTTACTCATATAAAGTAGGAATGGCTGGGCGTCTGAAACTTGCCGCCACAGGAATCCAAGATGAATGGCTCACAGGTGAACCACAATTTTCGTATTTCCTGATGAATTTCAAAAGACATACAAAGTTTGCCTTCGACACAGTAGAGAGTCAGTTTGATGGGAACATCGACTTTGGTCAAACTCTCACGTGTAGAATTCCTGGTGACAAAGGTGATCTTTTGAAAAATATGACTCTTAAAGTGACGTTAAGTGATCCAAAACCAGATGATGATGGTGAAAATGATATGGTTTGGTCACCGTCTGTGATTACTCATCTCATTGAATACGCTGAAATTCTAATCGGTGGTCAACCAATTGAAAAAATTACAGGGGAATACATTTACATGTACCAACAACTTAACAGTACAAATGATGACATCGAACAGACACTCTATTTCCTCACTGGACATGGAAATTACTTGAGTTACGCGAATGAATACACATATTTTCTCGATCTTCCATTTTATTTTTACAGAAATCCTTCCCTGGCTATACCCACGTGTGCATTAACGAAACAGATAGTCGAGATTCGTATCAAAACAAGACCCCTCAATGAACTGGTTAGAAATATTGGAGCAGTCGACGCGGGGGGTATTAGTGATGTAACAGCTTCAATCAATAAATTCTCGTTGGACACCGAATTTATCTATGTCACCCCCGAAGAACGAGGTTATATCATGTCCAGACCATTAGACTACATCATCACACAAGTACAATTAGCAAAATTCATAATGAAACCCGGTGAAAACAAAAAGTCTGTACTACTTAACTTTCAACATCCAGTGAAAGAACTTTTCTTCGTTTCCCAATCTAAACAGGCATCTTCCAATAATATACCGAATTACTACAATGGAATAGTAAATACCGAACTCCGTTTCAATAATGAAATTGTTTTTAATCGCGATGGTCTATTTCTAACATACGAACAAGCTCTAAAATATCATGTAAATGCCCCTTCAGCACTTGATTTTACACCCGAACAAATCAATGGTTCAACTCGTCGTTTGGGACCTTCAAAGTTTGGTATATACTCATTCTCACTCAAACCTGATATGCCATACCCAACAGGTCAGGTGAATATGAGTCGTATTTCTCATAAACTTTTTACGATTGAGATAGATCCTATACACGCTGCATTTGAAAATGATACACGGGTGTATGCAATTAATTATAATTTGTTGCGCATCGAGAGTGGGTTAGCTGGATTAAAATTTTAGATAGATATAGTAGTAATGGCTGGACAAGTTCAACTCTTGGCTTCTGGACCCCAAGAGAGGTTCTTCACCATAGATCCAGACTACAGTTATTTTGTGGAAAGTTTCAGAAAACATTCAAATTTTTCCACCGAATTTATAGATATAGACCCTGAAAATAATGATGCCGATTTCGGAAAAAATGTCCGTTTCAAAATTCCACAAAACCAAGGTGATCTTCTTAAGACATTGAGTGTGAAGATGACACTCCCCATCTTAGGATCGAGTAGAGTTTACATAGAATCTGTAGCTCATGCTCTCATAGAACATGT